GTATTCGCAAGTGGCGAACTTCTCCGGTGTGCCCGGTACGCCTCCGGCAACGGCGCAGGCTCTACTGGATGCTGCCGTGTATCTGGACAACAGCGCGTGCCCCCGCGACGACAACCGCACGATGGCAATGACCCCCTTGGCGAATTCCAAGGTGGTCGGCGGCATGGCCGGTCTGTTCAACGACCAGGCCACGCAGGGCAAGCAGATGCGCACCGGTCTGATGAAGACCAACTTGGGCATGGACTTCCAGATGTCCCAGAACCTGCCGACTCACACGGTCGGCCCTCTGGGTGGAACGCCGCTGGTCAACGGCGCGAACCAAGGGACTGTCGCTGTGGGTGCTACGGACAACCCGTATGCCTCGACAACCGCCCTGGTTACGGACGGCTGGACGGCTGCTGCGGGCCTGCGTTTGACCGAAGGCGACGTTTTCACCATCGCGGGCGTGTTCGCTGCCAATCCGGAAAACAAGATGTCTACCGGGTTGCTGCAACAGTTCGTGGTGCGTGCTGATGCGTCATCGTCTTCCTCGGGTGCTGCGACCGTCACCATTTCGCCCGCCATCATTGTCGGCGGTGCGTATGCGACGGTCACCAACGTGGCGGCCGATAACGCTGCCATCACCGTCATTGGCACGGCCGCTCAATCCACCGCGCAGAACATCCTGCATCACAAGGATGCATTCACGCTGGTGACGGTTGATATGCCGCTGCCCCGCAACATGGACATGGCTTCCCGCATGTCCGTGGATGGCGTGTCGATGCGCTTCGTGCGTGGCTACGACATCGTGGCCAACAAGCGCCTGTGCCGCTTCGACATCCTGGCTGGTTTCGCTGCGCTACGGCCCGAGTGGGCTGTCCGCGTCCCCAACTGATGCACCTACGCCGCGCCCCTTAACCGGGGCGCGGCAGGAGAACTGATATGGAATTGACCGGGAAAGAGAAACTTTACGTGTCGGAAGGTCAGGGCTTGGGAGGAATCTCACTTGATGAGATATCTGATTTTGTTGGCTCTACTGGCCCCGGCGGCTCCGTCGATTGGGCCGATATCACCAGCAAGCCCACCACCTTCCCGCCCGCCATCGGCGCCACCGCTTCGACCGCGATGGCGGGAAATACGGCGTTGCTCTCGGTTGGATCGACCGCAGGTGCGCCCCTGGCTGCGAGCGCGGCGGCTGGAACGGCGACGACTGCGGCACGTTCCGACCATGTGCATGCACTGCCGGCTTCCAGCGCCCTCCAAATTGCCGCCATTACGACGGCGGGCGGCACGGTGATCGCCGCCGGAACGTTGCAAGCCGTCCTTCAGGCCATTGCCGACCTTGCCGATCCGGACGGAGCGTAGAAATGGGCAGCCAGCAGGATGACCGAGCGCCGCTGGTAGGCCCACTAGTGCTGGGCAAACTGGTTGGATCTACCGACAAGCGGTACTTCCCGTTCTCGGCTACGGCAGGCAGTCCCGTTATCGCCACTGAGGCATACGTCGATAGCAAGATTGTCAGTCCGCAGGCCGCAACGGGTAAGAGCGTGTCGGTCTACAAAACGTATGCCGGCGAAGGCTATGACGACACCACTCTGCCGGATGTCCTGATCGTCGACGGATCGATGAACAACGACATCACGGCGACGATGATGCTCACGGCGTCTGATTGGCGCCTCCTGTATTTCGTCAACCTGTCGCCCAAGTTCGATATCCATCTGTTCTACAGCAACCAGACCGCGCAGAAAGTCGGCGGTCCCATGTCCACATCGGTCATCGTGGTCAATAGCACGGGCTTTCAGGTGCTGTTTAACGCGCCAGCCTTCGTGCCGACTGCCGTGTAAATGGCTTGCAGGAACCATAACTCAAGGAACGATCATGGCTACATGGCTCTATCACCAATCGAAGCCTGCAAAGGTGTTCGAGGATTCCGATGTGGATGCAGCGCTGAAAGATGGGTGGGCGGATACGCCTGCTGCATTTCTGGACGAAGACGATCAACCCGACACGGATAACCGCGAAGAGTTGATCGAAAAGTGTCAGGAACTCGGCATAGAAACCGGCCCACGTTGGGGCGTCAAGCGGCTGCAAAAGGCCATCGATGACCACAGCGCTTAAGCTGATCAACCGAGCCTATACCCTGCTCGGGATCAAGGATCCTGGGCAGGCCGTAGACGGCACGCTTGAGGTAGACGCTCTCGACGTTCTGAACACCATGATCGACTCATGGCGCACGGAAGAGTTCTTCGTCTACCAGATCAACGAGGTGGTCTACGCGCTAGCTGCGAATCAGCAGACGGTGACGGTCGGCCCTGGGCAGCAGATCGACATTCCTGTGCCCCTGAACATCGAGGATTCGGTGTTCGTGCGCAACGGGAACATGGACTATCCCGTGCCTCAGGGTGACCGAGAATCGTACGCTGCCATCATCATCAAGACGGTGGGATCGACCTACCCGGATATGGTGTATTACAACCGCGCATATCCGTTCGGCACGCTCTATTTCTGGCCAGTTCCCGCAACTGCGCTGGAGCTTCATTTGCCAGTCTGGTCGCCGCTATCGTCCTTTGCCGACCTGAATACCGAGTACGAGCTTCCGCCCGGCTATGAGCGCGCTCTTGGCTACTCCCTGGCTGAAGAGGTGTCGCCCGGCATCGCTGACGTGCCCGGACAGGTGACGCGCACGGCTTCCATGGCGCGGCGCAACGTCAAGCGGGTGAACCGCATCACGCCGACGCTCCAGATGCCCATTGGCGTCCCTGTGCATAGCCGGTTCAATATCTTCTCGGGCCAGTGATGCAGCGCTTCCCGATACCGTTCGTTGGGGCTGCATACCAGTCCCGAAGTTTGAATTTCAGCGCGCAACGGTGCGTGAACCTGTTTCTGGAGGTCGGCGCGGCGGGTGCGAAGGATCCGCAGGCGCTATTCAACGCGCCGGGCCTGACGCGCCTGCTTCAGATGCCGACCGGTCAGGCCGAGATACGCGGCATGCAGGTTTTCAAGGGTAGCCTATGGGTAGTGTCCGGCAATACGCTGTTCTCGGTAACGTCTGCGCTTGTTGCGACGATCATTGGCAAGCTGGCAACCAGCGCGGGGCCGGTATCCATCGCCCAGAACGAGACACAGCTTGGCATCGTTGATGGCGTGCTGGGCTATTTCTATGACTTTCCATCGCTAACCTTCGGGCAGATCACGGATGCAGCCTTCCCGACCGGCGCAAAGCGCTTGTCGTATATCGACGGCTCGTTTATCGCCGAGGATCCGCAGTCGGAGCAGTTCTCTTGGTCCGATCTGGGCGATATACGGGTATGGCCAGGCCTGAACTTTGCCAGCGCCGAGGGCGGCCCTGACAACATCGTCTCGCACATCGCCGATCACCGGGAGCTTTACCTGTTCGGCGAGACGACTACCGAAATATTCGTCTCGGATCCGCAAGGATTCACCCGGTCCGGCAATACCTTCATCCAGACCGGATGCGCTGCTGCATTCAGCCCCGCCAGCATCGATAACAGCATCATGTGGTTGGGCAAGGACGAGCTAGGCCAGGGCGTCATCTGGCAGGTTCGCGGCGGCGCAAGCCCTGTACGCGTGTCCAATCACGGTATCGAGTACGCCATTGCGCAGTACTCCCGTATTGACGATGCGATCGCCTATGCCTACCAGCAGGAAGGCCACCTTTTCTACGTAATCACGTTCCCGTCCGGCGATGCGACTTGGGTGTACGACGTGGCCTCGCAGTCCTGGCACGAGCGGGCCTATCTGGATTCAGCGACGGGAGATCTGCATCGCCACCGCGGCAACTGCCACGCGCTATTCAACGGCTGGCATGTGATTGGCGACTATCAGCGCAGCTACATCTACTACTTCGACCTGAGCAACCCCACCGATGATGGCGACGCCATGATGAGGCTGCGTGCTACGCAGTGCGTCAATAGCGCCCAGAAGAAGCAGTTCTTTGCCTCAATGCAGGTTGATGGCCAGACTGGCGTAGGGACGGCCATAGGCCAGGGCCAGACACCACGCATGATGCTGCGCTATTCCGACGATGGCGGCCATACGTGGAGCAACCGCCGTACCGCCTCGATGGGACGCATTGGACAGTACGCCTATCGGACCCGCTTCAGCCGATTGGGTGCAGGTCGTAACCGCGTGTTCGAGGTCAGCGTTACCGACCCTGTGACGGTGGTGATCCTAGCTGCCTACGCCGATGGCACCGTAGGGCCTATGTAATGGCCCTCCTGAAGCTTTTGAGCGCGACTGCGGCGGTTGTGAGTGATCGCGCCGGGACAGTCGCCAGCTACGGATTTATGACCCGTGAGTTGCTGAACTTCTTTCGCAACATCGGGAACGCCATCGATGCGGCATATTCAAGTCCGGGTGCCATCACTCCGGTGTTTACGGCCGCATCCCCCATGACATTCACCGCCGCCTCACGTATGGCGTTTCACATCCGAGGCGGGACGGTCAACTCGCTCACCTTTGTGCGTAACGGCTTCGGTATTCCGGTAGCCGTCGCATCCGTAGGCCAGTTGATAGAACTGAACCCCGGCGATCAGGTTGTATTGACCTATACGGTCGCCCCAACTATCAATACATTCAATCGATGAATAACTTCCATTTCCTCGCGCACGGCATTGATGTCAATCCGCTGGTAATGGCGATCCGCCGTCGCCCCGACTTGTGGCAGGAAGATACTTTCCTGCGCCACTACCCACAAGGGCCGTTTGAGCAGATGGAGTCGATCATGCTGCGCTTCCCGGAGAAAGTTGAGGGGCTAAGCAAAGAACAGATCGAGGCGTACAAGAAAAACCAACTTGCCGGGCACGACCAATACGAGGCAATAGACTATCCGGCCTACAAGATTCTGCACGAAGCTCGGCCGCTGGTCATGAACCTGATGACTCGGGTTCAGGGTGAGCGCCTGGGCCGCGTAATGATCAACAAGATTGTTCCTGGTGGCCGCATATTCGCCCACGCTGATACGCCAGAGCAAACGCGTTACTACACCCGCTTTCACGTCGTGCTGCACAGCCTGCCCGGCTCCGTCATCAAGTGCGGAGACGAGCAAATCAACATGGTCAGCGGCGACGTATTTTGGTTCAACAACAGCGTCGTCCACGAAGTGACCAATAACAGCGCCGATGACCGGATTTCGATGGTCGTTGACATACGGACGAGCCGGTAATGCTTACCGCCCAGGTCGAATCCCTTACCGAGCGTCTTGAGGAAATGAAGCCGCTCTTCCCGCTGCATTGGGAAGAGCTGGCCTTGAACAAGGACAAGGTTCCGCTTGATCCTCAATACGCCGAATACCTGCGTCGTGACGCCGCCGGGCAGGTTGTATTCCTGACGCTGAGGGACCGGGGTGAATTGGTCGGCTATTTCGTCGGGTTCGTCGCGCCTGGGCTGCACTACCAAACGTGCCTGACGTGCCATATGGACATCCTGTACCTACGTCCCGATAAGCGCGGGGCATTGGGTGGGCTGAAGCTTATGGACGCCCTGGAAGCCGAATTGAAGCGCCGCGGCGTCAAGCGCTGGTTCATGGGTACCAAGGCGCACAAGGATATCTCTCGACTGTTCGAGGCCAAGGGCTTCGAGCATGTCGAAACCACGTACAGCAAGATGCTAGGGGAATGAAATGGTAGCTGCCGCAGTAGGAGCAGGGATTGCCGTCTCGGGGGTCGCTGGTGCCGCCATATCCTCGGGCGCGGCCGGTAAGGCGTCCGATCAGCAGGAGCAGTCCGCCGAGGATGCAAACGCCCTCCAGAAGCAGATTTACGATCAGAACACGCAGAATTTCCAGCCGTATCTACAGGCGGGCAATGCCGGGCTGAATGCGCTGCTGTACCGGCTCGGCCTTGGCGGAAGTGCCAATGGTGCGCCGGTCGCCCCGCAGCAGACTGCCGACCAGATACGTCAGCAGTTGCTACCCCAATACACGTCTACCAAAACGACGACGCCGGATGTTCCACAGTTCATCTACAGCCAATGGGGCGGCGGAGACGCGGGAACGTCGTATGGCTACGTGCCGAACCCTGACTACCAAGCGCCGCAGTCCGAGCAGGTTATCGATGAGGCCGGTTTACAGAAGGCCATCAACGACCAATTGGCGCAGCAGTCCCAAGCGGTTTCGCAGCAAGGGCAGGCCGGACAACCAGGGAATGCCGACTTCGGTTCCCTGCTGAACCCGTACCAAGCCTACAAGCCGTTCAGCGCTGACGACTTCCAAGTAGACCCAGGCTATCAGTTCCGGCTCGACCAGGGCGATCAGCAGATCAAGCAGGCTGCTGCATCAACTGGCGGCCTTAACTCCGGCCGCGCCCTGAAGGCCCTGAACGACTACAACCAGGGGTCAGCATCCCAGGAATACCAGCAGGCCTACAACCGCTACAACAACGACTATACGACTGGCTTCAACTCCTACAACACGTCGCAGAACAACCTGTTCAACAAGCTGGCGGCGGTGACGGGTATTGGCCAATCGTCAGCATCGGCATTGGCGGGCGTGGGAAATAATTACGCCAATCAGGTCGGCAGCAATGATTTGCAGGCCGGGAACGCCGCAGCGGCGGGGACGGTCGGGCAAGCGAATGCCGCAAACCAAGCCATCGGTACCGGCACAAATGCGCTTTCGAACTACTTGTTGAATCAACAATCGCAATCAGGATACGGCGCCGCACCGCAAAATGGCGCACCGTCGAATCTGGCCAATGGCTCGATGTACGGCGATGCTTCCTCGCGTGTGGAATATCAGTAAAGGATAAACATGGCCCTCGACGCTTCCATTCCTTTGCAGGTTCGCGGCCCGCAACTGGATTCCCCGCAAAACATCCTGGCGAACGCTATCAAGCTGAAGTCGGCACAACTTGGCCTTGACCAACAGCAGCAGGGCGCATCTGAAAAGAACGCGCTCGCCGCGGTCCTGCGTGATCCGTCTTCATTCGACGCCAGCGGAAACCTTAGCCGCGCAGCCATCCCGAGGGTAGCCCAGGCATCGCCGACCTCCGTCCCCGCCTACTCGCAACTCATCAACCAGCAAGACACGGCGACCGCGGCTCAAGGTAAAGCGACGATGGACGCGGCGCGCCAGCACGTTCAACTGCAAGCCCAGATCCTCGGCACGGTCACCGACGACGCCAGCTACCAGCGCGCCAAGCAGATGTATGCGCAATACGGTGGCGACGTGAACCAACTGCCGCCGACCTATGACCCGAATTGGGTGGCGCAGGCGAAGCAGGGGGCACTGACGGCGGCCGAGCAGTTCGACCAGCAGTACAAGATGCACACCCAGCAGAACGACGATACACGCCTTGATCTGGCTCGCAGCCAGCAGCAATACACGCAGGCCAATCCTCAGTTGACGCCGCTGGATACGGCTAATGGTCCGGTGGTGGTTAACAACCGGACCGGCGCTGCGCAGTCGGTAACGATGGGCGGTGCGCCATTGCCGCCCAAGAATGGCACGATGAACGACAGCCAATCCAAGGCAAACTTGTTCGGGACGCGTGCGGCCGAGGCTGATCGGATTCTTGAAGACATGTCTCAGCAAGGGGTTGATCGACCCAGCACAGTGAAGGGCATTGCGGAGGCAGTTCCGTATGTTGGGGATGCACTTGGAACGATGGTTAATGCCGCATCAGGACTAAATAAAGTGCCAGGCGTCGGCCAATTGACTAGCCTGGTCACCCCCAGCCCGAAACAGCAGCAGGTAGAGCAGGCGCAGCGTGATTTCGTCAATGCGGTGCTTCGCCGGGAGTCTGGCGCAGCGATCGCGCCGAGCGAATTCGACAACGCCAAGAAGCAGTACTTCCCTGCTATCGGCGATAGCCCGGAGGTGATCGCGCAGAAGGCCGCCAACCGGCGCCTGGCGGTGCAAGGCATTCAGGCCGAAGTCCCGGCCGCTTTCCGTGGTAACTCGCCTGGCGCGCCTGCTGGGCGCCCTAGCCTGAAAGACATCTTCGGGAACTGATATGGCCGCACCCACTATCGATGATCTGGTGCGCCTCGTATCCGGCGCGGAGAGCGGGGGCAGGGACCTTAACGCGGATGGAAGCGTAGTCACGTCTCCGGTAGGCGCCAAGGGGAGCATGCAGGTCATGGACGCGACGAATGCGAACCCCGGTTATGGCGTGGCCCCTGCTGCCGATAACAGCCTGGGCGAGCGTGCGCGGGTGGGGCGCGACTATCTGACCGCTCTGGTGCAGAACTATGGCGGAGACGTGCGAAAGGCCCTAGCTGCTTATAACGCTGGCCCGGGAAATCTGGACAAGGCGCTCACCGCGGCGCAATCGAAAGGCGATCCCAATTGGATGTCGTATCTCCCCAAGCCACAGGAAACGGTGCCGTACGTGGATAAGATAGTCGGCCAACTGAGGGGCTCCGGCGGCGTGGGTGATCAGGTCGCAGGCGCCGTGCTACCGTCCGCTCAGGCCGCTTCGGGCTCGGATCTATCGGCCAAGATCAAGGCTGCCCGCGATGCAGGCTACTCGGATGCTGAAATCGCGCAGCACCTTGGGCAATCTCAGGATTTCTCCGCCAAGTTGCAGCAGGCCAAGTCTGCTGGCTACAGCGATGCGGATGTGTACAGTCACCTGGGCTTACAGCCACCAGTTACGGAGTCAAGGGAGCCGGACGGCGCGCTTGAGCTACACATGGCCCATGTCGCATCTCCTGGCAAGCCTGAGCTTCCTCTAAACACCTCGCCGAGCGAACTAAAGGGCGGCGTAGGTGGCGGCCTGTTCATGGGCGCCATCCGCGACCCTCTGGACGGCGGGGCGCAACTGCTTACCCGGGGCGTGCGCAGCGTGACGGGGCTTATACCCGATGCCCTGGGCGGAGAGTCCGCTCGTAACTTCATGGACCAACAGGTCGCCGATGTTGACCGTCAGGTGCGGACGGCCAATCAGGAATACGACCAATCGAAGGTGCTGGACGGCCGCGATGGTATGGATGTTGCCCGATTCGCCGGTAATGTCCTGAGTCCCGCCAATCTTCCTGCTGCCCGGCTGCTGAAGGGCGCCAGCACCGCCGCTCAATTGGCAGGCCGCGGTGCGCTCGCGGGGGGCGCCACGGCGGCAATTCAGCCCGTTATCAACAATCAGGATGACTTCGCATCATCGAAGGCGGCTCAAGTCCTGGGCGGTGCCGCTGCTGGCGCAGTGCTGACGCCCGTAGTTGCCAAGGTGGTCGGCTATCTTGGCGATAAGGTCGCCTCCATTGCGCAGCGTCTAAAGGGTCGCAATGCATCGCAGGCGGATATAGATGCCCAGATCCTCGCCGCGCTTCGGCAGGCTGACCCGCAGGCCGACATAAAGGACTTGAGCAGCATCCCGGAGGAGGCGCTCAACGGCGTTCGGGATCAGGTCAAGAGCGCCATGCAATCGGGAGAGGTGCCCGATGCCGCCGCAATTGCTCGACGTGCCGACTTCGATTCCCTTGGTATTGAGCCTACGACTGGTCAAGTTACCCGAGATCCTATGCAGTTCGCCCGCGAGAAGAACTTGCGCGGGGTGGACCTCGGTGGTGGCCAGAATGCGCTGGCGGATCGGTTTGCCCGACAGAATCAGCAGATGACGGGCGAGTTTGATCGGATGGGCGCACCCGGCGCATTGGATCAATACCAAGCCGGCAACCTGCTGATCAAGAGCCTGCAAGATAGCTATGCGCCGTACAAGGAAGCCGTAAATCACCTGTACGCTGCGGCACGCGACAGCGCTGGACGCCATGCAGAAATGGACGTTCCTGCGTTCAGCAGCAAGGCCAACGATGCCCTGGATAGCCAGATGCTCGGCCGCTTCCTGCCGGAGAGCGTGCGCGGACTGATGAATGACATTTCCAGCGGCAAGACGCCGTTCAACGTGAATACGGCCGTACAGATCGACAGTGTTATGTCGCAGGCACAGCGCGCCGCGAATCGTCAGGGCGATGCCGCAGGAGCGAAGGCGATCGGCGCGGTGCGTGACGCGCTGAACTCGGCCCCCGTAGCATCTTCTGCCGGCGCGGACGCAAAAGGCGCGTTCGATGCGGCCCGGGTGGCTGCTCGAGTAGGATTTTCCAAGCAAGAGGCGTCCCCTGCGCTCAAGGCCGCGCTCGAGGGTGAAGACCCCGATAAGTTCGTTCAGAAGTACGTGATCGGTGCTACCACGAACGAAATGGGCGCCCTCCGGACGGCCCTGGCGAACGACGATACCGCCGTTCAGCAGGCCCGTGCTCAGGTCGCTGAATACCTGCGCAAAGCAGCGTTCAGGGCGAACCCGACTGGCGACAAGGGCATGGCAGTTGCCAGCTACCAGAACGCGCTGGCGAAGCTTGGCCGGGATAAGTTGGGGGTACTGTTCAGCCCTGATGAAATTCAGCGCATGGAGAGGCTTGGGCGTGTAGCCGGGGCCATTACGACTCAGCCCGCGGGTGCTGCCGTCAACAATAGCAACTCCGCGTCAGCAGTGGCGAACCTATTTACGCAGATGCTCGGCAGCTTCGGACGGCTCCCGGGGGTACGCATCATCCCAGGGCAAGTTAGGGCGTACCAGAACGAACTGGCTGCGGCCGCGGCGCTTAAAGGCCAAGCGCCCGCACAGGCGGCCAAGATGTCGCCCGCCACTCGCAATCGCCTGCTGGAATCGCTGGCGCCGCTGCCAATTGCGGGCGGCATTGCGGGCGGCGCGCCGTTCCAGTAGCCCAAGGATGAAGCTCCAGAACGAAACACCGAGCGCCGCTGCTGCTGCGTGCATCCAATCCATATTGGTTTTCCTAGCCGAGGCCTAAATGCCAGTTCCCTACGTATCGCCCAGATTCCAGGCTATCGACGCAAGCGGAAATCCGCTCGTTGGTGGGAAGTTGTACACGTATGCTAACACCACGACCACGCCGCAAGCGACGTTTCAGGACGCGGCAGGAACGATCAATAACACCAATCCGATCATTCTCGATGGGCGTGGTGAGGCAGTCATATTCCTGACTGAAAACCAGTCGTACACGTTCGTCCTGCATGACGCTCAGGATGCGCTGATCTGGTCGCAGGATTCGATTGCAGGCGGTAGTTCTGCTGGTGGCGAGATCGCTGTCGTAACAGCACTTCCGTCTATCGATACCGGGCCCGTGTACTTGGCGGGCCAAGGGATATTCTCGTGGAATGGCACTGCGTATGTGTCGGACTATTCCATGGGATTTGGGGGCGGGGCGTACTCCTACCGCAACAAGATAATGAACGGCTCGTTCAGCATATGGCAGCGTGGCGCCAGCGTGGGGCCGATTACGTCCGCCAGCCCCTATACGGCGGATGGCTGGCAGGCATTAGCCAGTGGAACGGCATCGCTCACTGTTGCGCAGGTACTTTCAAGTCCTGACTATGGGCAGGCCAGGGTCGGCGCTTACATCGCAAAAATAACATCCAATGCCGCTTCTACTCCTGCGGCAGGCGATAAGAATAGGTTCTCTCAGGCGATTGAGGGGCTGAATATATTGGGCCTTGCATTGGGGTCATTGTGGGGCGGATCCTTCACTTATAGTTTTTGGGTGAAGTCTTCTATTGCGGGAACGTATAGCGTAGCGTTCCTAAATAGCGGAAGCCCAGGATTCAGGTCCTACATATCGAATTACACGGTTGATGTCGCCAATGCATGGGAGCTTAAATCAGTCACGGTGCCCATTGATCAGTCTGGGCTCGCCAATTGGAATAGGAGTACTGGTGTTGGTATGCGGGTTGTATTCGACTTGGGGAGCGGCGCCACCTCCGAGGGAGTTCCTGATACATGGCTGACGTCTGAATCCACAAGGACAACCGGTTCCGTGAGGTTCGTTGGCACTAACGCGGCGACGCTACAGTTCGCATCGGCCCAGTTAGAGATTGGCACGCAAGCAACCCCCTTTGAAGATCGACCCTATGCGCTTGAACTAGACCTTTGTCAGCGCTATTACCAGCGGATAGGGTCAGTCAACAGTTGGGCGTATTCATCGGCCGGTGGTCCCGTGGGTTTCTCTTTGGCCATATCTGAAATGAGGGTCGCGCCCACCGGAACGTTTCTATTGTCTCCAGCGTATACGAACGCTTCAAATCTCACCATTTCAACTACCACGACGAATTCACTTGGGCTATTCGCAACGGTTACGGCGCTGGGTTCTGCTGCATGGACCCTCCCAGGGATTGCCCTGAACGCATCTTTATGAGGTTCGCATGTACATGATCTACACGGATAGCGACGGAAATGTGACGATGGTCTACCGGACGACGGATGGGGCATTTATCCCGCCCGACATTGGAAATGTCGACTATCTAGCATATCTAGCGTGGGTCGCAGAAGGTAATACGGCGCAGCCAGTCGCTTAATTACCTCTTCAGCATATCCATACCCGCTTCGGCGGGTTTTGTCATTTCTAGAACTGGGAAACAGCAATGGTAGAAGAAATATCGAAGGATGCCTTTCTGGCGCTGAGCAAGCGTGTGGACACGCTGGAGGGCCACCTGAAAGAGAACACCGAGGCGACCAAGCGCATTGAGTCGAACACCAAAGACATCGTGGAGACATTCCAGGCCCTATCAGGCGGCTTCAAGGTGTTGAACGGTCTAGGCGCGCTGGCTAAACCCGTCTGGCGTATCGCAGGTGCTGGCGCCGCCATTGCTGCTTTGTGGACGGCGATTAAGTCGGTAGGGTTCTTTCGATGATTCCTGGCGGACTCAAGAGGCTGCTCTCCAAGGCCGCGCAGGGCGGCGGGGCAGTTGCCATCGCCTATGTTCTGGTCGGCTGGTACGAGGGGCGCGAGCTTACGCCTTACAAGGATGCTGCCGGTATATGGACGGTCTGCGAAGGCCATACCGGTAAGGACGTGGATCCGCAGAAGACCTACACGGCGGAAGAGTGCGACGCCCTCAAGATCAAAGATGTGGCGAGGGCCGAGAAAGCGGTAGACCGGCTGGTGAAGGTTCCGGTGACGGACTTCCAGAAGGCTGCGCTCATCGATTTCGCTTATAACGTCGGCCCGCGTGCGCTGGCTACCTCCACGCTGCTGATGCGGCTGAACGCCGAGGATTATGCGGGATCGTGCCTGGAGTACCGGCTGTGGGTAATGACGACGATCAACGGCAAGAAGGTGCAACTTCAGGGGCTGGTAAACCGGGCTGACGCAAGGGAGTGGCTATGCTTAAAGCCGCAATGAAGATCATCGCCCCTGTGCTGGCCGGAGTTCTAGCCGGCGCGCTCGTCGTCGGCTGTGTCTGGTGGTACGGGCATGGCCGCTATAACGCTGGTATCGCCTACGAGCAACTCCGGGCCGCCGCCGCGGCGCAGAAGATTTCCGAACAGTACCGGGCGCAGGAAGCTGCCGCCCAAACCGAAGCCGAGGCGAACTATGCGAAATACCGTGGCCAAGTCCTGGCGGCCCAGGCTCATACCGCTGATCTTGATCATGCTGCTGACGGGTTGCGCCGCCAACTCGCCGACCTGCAAACCGCCCGAGCCGCCGCGCATCCCGCAGCCGGCGGCGGAACTCATGCAGCCGCCGCCCCTGACTTCATCGGCGTTATCGGAGAGTGCGCAGGGCGATATGAAGCGGTGGTCAACTATGCTGGGCGGCTCGCTGATCAAGTGACGGGCCTACAGGGCTACGTGGCGGCCATTCAGCACTGACAATCATCCGCCAACCGAATCTCATCATCGGCCCCCGGCTCGCGCTCCCAGGCCGAACATCCATAATCCGGCTGGCCCAGAATGAGCGGCTGGGCATCCTTGCGGCAGACTGCATGCCGTCCGCCACCCGCCGTCTCGCCGTGCCAATGGGTGCAGGTCCAGCAGCCGCCGGGGCGGGGTTCTTCGGGGGTGAAATATTGGGACATGGCGCGCTCGGGTACTGTGCGGCTATCCAGTGTATTGCCCAAACCCAATGCTGACCAAAAAGCTGACCGAACGACCTGAAACAGCCCAAAAAAATGGCCAACTTTTTAGGCTGGCCATCTTATAACGTACTGATTTCATTGCGGATTCTGGTGGAGCCGGGGGGAATTGAACCCCCCGACTATCCAGTATTCATGCGGTTCTTCGGAGAGATGTTGGCTAAAAGCTGACCATCGGCCGGGCCGTATAGGGCTTCCGCCTTGGAGCCAGCGTCGGGCTGGGCGTCCGGCATCCAGCGCCCGTAGCGGGTCCGAATCATCCCCCAATCGGCGTGGCCCATCTGGTTGGCTACCCACATAGGATGCTCGCCGGCCGACAGCATCATCGAGGCGTACGTGTGGCGCGTTTGATACGGAATCCGGTACCGGACCTTGGCCCGCTTGAGCGCCGGCTCCCACATCGTCTTGCGGATAGGCTGGTCGCCCGTCCAGGGCTCACCCGTCCTGGGATTCATGAAAATCTGCCCGTTCAGCAGGAGCGTGTGGGATTTCTGGGCTTCCAGCGCCTGTCGCGCCTTCGCCAACAGCTTGACGGCGCGCTTGCTGCTGACGGTCTTCGGCTTCTCCGCTGTGCCCTTGGCAGCCTGTGTGGTGGCTCGCCGGACCCTGATTTCGCCCCGCTGCCAGTCGATGTCATCCCAGCGCAATCCCACCAATTCCGAGGTGCGCAGGCCGGTCCATAGGGCGAACTGGATGAAATTGCGCCCCTGTCCGTCCGCTGCCTTGAGGATCATATCCTGCTCAGCGGCGGTAAACGGGTCCACGTCATCCTCTTCCTTGGGCGCTTCATTTCTGGCGTACGTCCAATGGGCAATGGGGTTTTCATCTATCAGTTGGTCGCCCACGGCGTCATCCAGGGCGGTCCGCAGCACCGACAGGACATTGGCAATCCGCTTATTGGACACGGCCATGGCCTCGCACATGGCGCGCACCTCCTGGCGCTTGAGGGCTGCCAAGCCAATGGCACCCAAGGAGGGCACCAAGCGCCCGCTTATGGCCTTCCGGTACCCTTCGGCGGTGCTGGTCTTGATGGTGGGGGCCTTGCTATCCACCCAGGATTCCAGATATTGGCCCACGGTGCCGAGGGCGGCCTTCCGGGTGAACTTGGCCGCTTTCTTACTATCCGGGAAGGTGGTTGCATAATCGAATGTGCCGCGGGCGATGGCATCCAGCACGCCGGCCCGGTGATTCGCAGCCCGCTTCAGATTAGCGGGGGTGGGCTCGAGCCGGACCCTTTCCCGGCAACGGGTACCGGCATAGTAGAAGTCGATTTCGATTGTCGACTCTGAAGCCGCCCGAACGCCATCGTACTGCTTGCCCATTCGTTATACCCCTCGATATCGATCAGGATCCGCCCGTCCGGGGCTTTTACCCAAACGTCGCTCTCCGGCCACACGCCTTCAGCGATCTTGCTGCGGATGGCGACGGCAGTATAGCCAGTCTCGCCGGCGGCCTTCTCGATTGTCAGGTAGCGGACAGGCATGGGGGCCTCTCAGCCGCCTCTTGCAGGGTGAGGGCGGTTTCGTCGGTCATGGGGCCAGCCTCCGCGCAAACTCCCGCATCAGCCGCTCCGCAATCCGTTCGATGGAATACGCCTCGAATTCCCGGCTCGGCTCGTCTTCGCCGATGCGGTCGCATAGCCGCTGGAAGATATGCACCGATTCATGCACCAGCGTGCATACGACCTCTATCGGATCGGCTTGCAGGGCGTCCGGGTGCAGGCACACCACGGACGTAAGAATGCCGCCGCTTTCCCACGTATGCGTCGTGCCCATATGGCGCTCGACTTCCATCCATTGGTGGGGGTGGTCGATCTTGCAGTGCTTTGCCGCAGCAAGGTATTCCCGTTCCGACAGGCAGAGGGCCATGAACGGTGCGCGCACGGTGTCGCGGTCGAGCCATTTGAGTTTCATGGCTTCTCTCCCAGCGCAGCGGCAGCATCAGGGTCGCTGCCATCGTCACCAACGAAAGGATGGCCCAGGGCGATACGCGCCACCCTATGGGCTTCCTCGAATCGGGGGATGCTAGGCGGCTGCATTACCAATCCACCTGCCACCAGATCCCACGCGTGCGAGTACATGTCGGACAGGCCGCGCAGCGCTGCCTCCAGTTCAGCGATGCGGGCGAGCATTGTCTTATCGTCCATCATTCCCCCTTCCCGTCATTCACCGGAAACCACGATTCGTATTCCAGATCGGCATTGACACGGCGCTGCGCATGCTTACGGAACACATTGAGTTGCAGCAGCACGATGGACTGCACCAAGTCGATATCCTCGACGGTTAGATTCTTCGGCCATGTCAGGGTGACGTAGCCGTCCCCGAAGATATGCGAACGCATGGTGTGTTCGTTCGTAGGGACGGCCATCATTCGTCCTTCCCGGCGCTGGTCGATTTCAGGGCGCGGGCGGCGAGCGTGGCGCGCACCGCAGCCTCGGCATCTTCGCCATTTACATATCTGCCACTTGTCGGTCCGCTAGATACGGCGACGCACGGAATTCCCGTCTCTCCCAGTAGATCGTCCGGCACGTCGCGCAGGGCCAGCCAGTAGTCCGCCATGCCTGACAGGTGTGAGGCGTTAGCTTGCGCCGCTGCCAGTTCCAAGCGTAGATCGTTCAGTGCCGCATCCCTGGCCTGCTCGCCGGACACCCTAGCCGCTCTCCAGAACACCGCACATAGCGCACCCGATGCACGCCCCCAGACATCATGCTCGCGGGCCAGGGCTTCGAAGGCCGGATCGTCGTAGGGATAGCCTGTGCGGATGTTCTCGGGTTGTTCGGCGTCCTGGGCTGGGGCTTTGACCATTCCACCCTGCGGTCCTTCCCAGTTGGATCGCCGAACCGTATAAACCTTCACGGGTCCATCCTGAGAATAGACGGCGGCATAGTGGCTGGCGTCCTCCAGATCGGTGGACGTGGCAACGATCATGTCATTCTGCCAAACCTCGTAGGTGATCTCCGCATCCGTCGGCGCGTCCTGCTTCGGTTTGGCGATTGCAGCAGTATCCCGCGCGCACTCGCGGCATAACGCAGGGCCGCCGCATCTCGCCTTCAGGCCATCAGGGCGCGCCCATACATGACCGTGGCCGGTATTGGTTCCGGGCGTATTCATGCCGCACCCCCTTCCGGCTTGGCGGCGGCAAGGGCGACGCGGATGAGCCTTTCTATTTTTTCCCACGATTTGATGCCATAAGCATTCGTGGCAGTGGGCTTTTCCCGGCAAATCCGCTTTATTTCCCGCAAGATTTCGGATACGTCCGCCCCATCCTGCGCACGCTTCTGGCGGTCAACCAGGGCGGCGCTGCCCATGCTATCGCCAGTAGGATGCGTTGCGGAATAGATCACGGTGGCGCTGCCGTCCGCATGCGGCTGCATGATGCAGACTGTCGCGCCATGCTCGGTGGCGCTCACGCCGATGCGAAGTTCCGCACTCGCTGCGGCGGACGGCTGGCGAGCGACCTGAAAGCCCTCTCTGAAAGCCATGATTTCGTCCACGTTTGGCGGGTGAGCGAATTCGCGCATCGTTGCTACCCACGCATCTACCGCTGCCCGCTCATCGCCCTGCGCAGCCGGTTCGGGTTCCTCTTGTGGATTTTCGGGGTTACTGCCGGGATTGAAGTTCGTATCGTACCCAGCAAACGGAATTCCCTGCTGCGCGGGCGCATCCGATGGAACTGCCTTGGCTTCGTCCAGCATGTTGCGCAAGTCGCCCACAATCTCGCTGGGGCAGTCATTGGGATTCCAGCCTTTCGGTGCGTGCGTCTCTATAGCCTTCATCAGCGCCCGGCCAACCTCGGCCATATCGGCTTCCTCATCGTATGCCTCGCGGCCCATAATATCCCTGGACTCCCCTGGCGTTACGTCGGGCGCTTCCGATGGGGCGGAATCGCCATATACCAATGGCCGAACCTTTACGCCGCCTTCGACCGCTTTCCCCGCCACCATCGCGCTTTGCGTGATGAAAGTCTTCCCCTGGGCGGTGTCCACGACATGCCACGCCACCGCCCCGGCCTCGCTGGCGTCAGGCAGGATGCGTACCTTTCCATGCTCCATCAGCGCGTCGAAAGCCTTCTGGCGCGCCTCCTTACCTCGATTTGCATCGTCAACCAAGCCGACCGCGAGATAGTGGAATTGATCCTGCCACTCCGTCGCCGGCATGCCGCCAATGCGCTCGGTGACGGCGCACTCGATGGCGCGGGCGGTCTGCTTCCATCCAGGCGGTAGCCGCACCGCGCCCGGCAAGAGGGCCATGATTTCGGGGTCCGTCAGAACCTGCTTTTCGTTGGGACTGGTCATTTCAGGTCCTTAAATACCAAATAAGTGAATAGCGCTAGCACCCCGAAAGCACCGGCAGGGATGACTATGTAGACGCCGATGGCGCGTACCAGATCGATCATGGTCTATCCTTTGGGGATGATGGCGAGTGCAGAAACGGAAGCTCCGTCTTTTCGTTCGTCCGCGCCACGCTGCGCCATCGAAGGTGAGAAGGTCAGACCAGATAGGCGCCGGATCAATCGCGCCGTTTTCCATGAGCGTGACAAGCTGCGCGGCAGCAGGGGCTTCCCGCTCCACGTAGCAAACGGTGCGGTATTCGCGTCCAAGAAACTGGCATGCGGATCGCAATCCTTCATCGAGCATGCCAACCCCGGCACATAGAGCCAGACCATTCAAGATACCTCCTGTGCTGGGTTATCGCAGATGGCGGGCGTCATGGTGGCCACGCTCATACCCCCAACGAACCCTGCTTGTCCTCGGGCGTCACGATGGTCAGCGGCGCCTCACGCCCCAGCACCCGACCAATGTCGCCAAGCTGTTCAAACTGAGGCTTGCAGCACACGCGCCATCCGATGGTGTTGGTCCCTCCCTGCATCGGCAAAACATAGAAGGTATCGATTTTCTTCGTGTCTGGCAGCGAGATATCCGTGCTTCGACCGTTCGATTCGCCCACACCGTAATGCAGCGTCACGTCGGCGCCGACAATCTCTTTCTTGATGTTCAGCGCCTCCAGCTCAGGCATGCGAAGCTCGGTCAGGCCGGGCTCGTCGCTGTCCGTCGTCATCTGTTCGCCGCGCTTATAAAGCAGCGAGCGCAGATCGGGCGCAATCATCACGAGCGCGTCATTGCCCATGCGTGCGACGAAGAACAGTTCTACATCGAGCAGGCCGTTTTCCTCCTTTAATTCGGCGCGCAACTTGATCGCCTTCAGCGTGACGATCTGGTGGTCCAGCGAGAACAGGTTTTGCATTCTGGGTATCTCCAGGTGGTTGGGTAGTGCGGGCTCTGCACCCGCTTGCCGGCTTGCGTACCGGGCTTTACTCATTGATGGTGGCCGGCTGCGAACCCGGCCTGCTGCCGCGAGATGTTGGTTGCGATAGGCGCGTGGCTCCCCGCAGGAACTACCAGCCACGTCTACACGGTCCCGGAACCTTGTTGCATGCCCTACAGGTGGGCCACCTTTGACCGTGAGCGATGCCTCGCCGTGGTCGGTTCCGCGCTGTCCTAGTCTCTTGCGCATCGCCTGCGCGTACTGCTCACCATCAAGAGAGGCGGTTGCCGGGGATTCGAACCCCAAAGACTTACGGCGGTCAGGGTGTGCACCCCCATCACGCCTGCACCGATGTTTCGGCTCCCCCTGATCCGCCGAGAGAAACCTCAACCGCCTCGCTTCATGGCCCTAGGCGTGCGCGGCCCAGGTCGCGGTTAGGGTTAGGCTGCGGGTTGATCAACAGGGGCGTAGGTGAACTCGGCGCTGTCGATGTAGTAGTAGGTCTTGTCGTGGCGGTTGTATTCGACGGACAGCGTTCCCACGTAACGCACGCCGTCCACGATGAATTCCTGCGTGTATTCGTCGTCGCCGCAGTTGCCCGCGCCCTCGCAGTCCTTGAATGCCTCGTTGCGCAAACGGTCTTCAAGCGCACCCTCAGCGTCATACAGCGATGCGAACACGTTGTTCTCGGGCAGCGCGTCGAAGGCCAATAATGCGTCCTCGGCGTCGGCCAGCGTCTTGCGCGCAACCGTGACAGCGGCCTGCAATTCTTCTTTCGTCATGAGTTTCTCCAGTGATGGGCCAGCGGCCGTACAGCGCCGCCGGCTGCTGCTTAGGCTGCGGGTTGGGTGGGATCGGCGGCGGCCGTACCGACAGCGCTATCGGCGGTCTGGGTGGTGCCGCCGACGTCGCCAGACAGCGACGGCGCAGGCTCGCCAGAAGTGGGCGCAGTCTTGAACTGATTATGGGACTGGGCGCCGGGCTGCTTCTGCGCCATCTTCGATGCCAAACCCTGCTGGGCAACCTGCTCGAACTGGAACGGCATCCAGGTCGCATAGGCATTGCCATCCGGCACGGGCAGAGTGTCGTCGGGGATGAACGAAACGGACGTGCGTGCATGCTGATTGCCGTCGGAATCGATGACCGACAGGCTGACCATGGTGTCGCTGAAGACGTGCGCGATGTTGGCGGAAAGCGGGCCTTCGCCATGCAGCACGAAGGGCAGTTTGCTGAACCGGACTTCCAGATTCGACGGGTAGTAATAGACCATGCGGCCGATGGTGGGAGAAATTCGAGACATAAAAACTCCAGTTGTGGTTGGGACTGCAAATAGGCGGGCGGCGCGGGTATTCGTGGTGGTTGATGGGAGCGCCGCCCTGGGACAGCGCCAGCCCAACCCGGCCCGGGCGGATGCTGGCGTGGCCCGAAAGTCATTCGGGTTGGAACTGGGCGCGCCGAGCGTTAAACGCGGCGCTGAGCGCGTCGTAGTGCTCGTCGGGTGCATCGCGCAACTGGTCGCCGATCAGGTCCAGCGCCTCGATAGACATGGCCGCCGCGATGCTCCCCAACACTGGCGCCGGGTCGTAACCGATCTGCTCTGGTTCACGCCCTTCGTTCTGGTCGCCATGCTCATCGCCACCCTGCGCGAAGATGAAATCGCCGTCGATGGTGTTTTCGTCAAGGCGCTGATCGCGGTCCTGGCTGGCCATTTCATCCAGGACGGTAGCGGTCTGGAATTCGATGGACAGCGGCAGGAATTTTGCGAGGCGCCGGATAACCGTCTTGCGGCCCATTTCGATGAAGTGGGCGCCCCAAGGGTGCGCCGCTTCCTTTTTGTACTTCTTGGCCTGCTGGTAGCCCTGCGAGGAATCGCGGATGGCGTGCACCTGATGTACCGACATGAATTCGAAGGCGTGGCCACCGCCCACCAGTTTGGCGACGGCGTAGAAGCCGATGGTGTCCCCACGCTCATCCATGGAGGGCCGGTGCTCGAGCTTTTCATCCAACCCATACACAAGGTCGAACTTATCGTTCTTGCACACCTCGTGCGCGGCAATGCTGACGATCTGCCCGGACCGACGCGCCAGATCTATCAGGCCCTTGTAGCCCACGATTACCTGCACCGACTTCACCCACCGCTCATTGCCGGCGGCATCCTTGCGCTTCGTATTGAAGGGGACGAGATAGGCATGGCCCAGTACGGTATTGGGCTCCAAGCCCATCTGCGCGCACTGACCAATGGCGCCCACCAGGGACGGGATGTCGCATTCCGCTAGGCCCGGTGTGGTGGTGGCGGCGATCTGCGCGACCTTCAAGAGGCGGTCGGCCGAAAGATGCTTCGGCAGCATCTTCTGAATCTCGCCCTTACGCTTTTCCAGCATGTAGGAGATTTTCTCCTTGGGCTTCATGTCGGCGACACGCTGCTGTTCGGCCTGTCCGGTGGCTACGGCTTTCAATTGGGACGCGCTCATTTCTTCGTTCCTTTAAGGCGGAAAACCCGGGTTTCGATGATGTTGCGGAATTGCTTGGCGACTTCCGGCATAGCCTCGGCCAGCTCTTTGCCGTCCAGGCGGTCAGACGATTGGCTTTTCCATGTGGCCACTGCCTTGCCGTGGTCGGTCAAGATGGCGTTCGGCTCCATGAATGCCTGGATGTCGAACTTGAGAACGTCGCGGCGGTCTTCTATGTCCTTGGCGGTTTCGGTCAGCGCCCGGAATTCGGCCAGCTTTTCGAGCACTTCCGGCGTGCCTTCGACCTGTTCGCCGTTGTCGCGCGCGTACAGGAACTTCAGATCCTCGAACGTCTCCGGGTCGGGCGGCGTATCCGTCATGACGTAGTTCGTCCAGAAGTCCACCGCCTTGATCATCATGGCGTCGATGGTTTCCTGGTCGCGCTGCACGGCATAGAAGATCAGATCGTCGGTGCCCACCAGCGTGGCGTAGAGGCACACCTGCCGGCCCGTGACGGCCAGTCCGGTCATGGACTGGGCCGCGTAGTAGATCGGCACTTCGTCGGTTTCCATGTCGCCCCATTCGTGTGCGACGAACGGGTGCACGGTCTTGACCTCGCCATTCTGGATCGAACCGATTTCCAGATCGCCCAGCCAAGGGAAGGTCGCAAGCGCCTCTTCGGTCACGCGCCATTCGAAATCGATTTCGACGGACAGGAAGTTGTGATCGGGATGGGGGTAGCGCTCGTTCACGCGCACGACTTCCAGGCCGTAGTCCTCGCGCACCATGTCGATCACGACCGGCTCAAGGCGCTTACCGCGGTTGAACACCTTCATCTTGGCGGGGTCTTCCTCGCGGTGCGCATCGCGGCGGGTCTTTTCTGCCCACACTTGCAGCGGCGTCTTCCACTTGCTGACGCCGTACAGGGCAGCCATGTCGGTGCCGCCCAGGAAGCGGGTGCGGTCGAGCTTTACGGGTTCGATGATGGCGTTCAATGCTTTCTCCAGGATTTAACGTTGCGCACTGTGCGACGCGGCCCGCGCATCAAGCGTCGGCCCGACAACGCCCGTGCACAGGCACAGGCCGATGACGGCGCAGAGGATGGCTGTCACGCTGACAAAGGCGTCTTGGTGGCGGCGGAAGAAGAGGCGGAGGCGGGTCATTGCGCTTTCCATTGATCA